AAGAAAGTATCAGCTTTGGTATCACCAACAGGTAAAGAAGCCATTATTCCAATGCAAGTATTTAGTTGTGGTAATTGTGGAGCAATTCCAAAGAATATGTTAGACCAACAAGGAGTATAATCGTGGGGATAATTGATAAAGTAAAGAAAGTAATCGATTGGAAACCACCTTCAAGTAAACAAAGTGGAATTACAGACGCAGATACATTATACTCTGATAAAACCATTAGTTATGTTGATATGTATTACAATGATAACGATAGAATTATAAATGTCAACGCAGACGGAACAGTACCTGAAACTGATTTACGATACAATCGTCCTTCCAAAAACACCATAGCAGCAAAAGTTAATTTAGATAACGCATACTATTTACACGGAAGTAGAATAGAGGACCCAATCCATAATGACAAGAACGCTCCATTACAAATACATTGTTTCGGAGATAGTTGGACATATGGATGGGATGTTAAACAAGAAGAAGCATTTCCACATTTATTGGGTGACGAAAATACTTCGGTATGGAATTACGGAGCAGGAAAAACAGGTTTAGATTATTGTGTGAAAAAAATAACAGAAGTTTATAGAGATTTTAATCATAAAGAAAATCAAAACTTTATTTATGTTATTACGATTCCACATAGTTTCAGAAGAATGTACATTGAAGACAACGGAGTAGCTCGTAGATGTTGGGATAAACCAACTGCGGCAGAGCAAAATGAATACAATCATTTCTTATATTTCTACCACCATTATGAAATTCTAAATCGTTTAATCGGTAGAGATAAAATCATATGGGGAACTTGGGACGACGAAATACCAAAACATATGATTGATATATTCTTTGATTTACACGACTTGGCAGGAAGACATCCAGGTCCTGAATCTCACAGACTATACGCAGAGGGAATTAAAAATATGATGGGAATAAATGGTTGGTATAATGGACAAAAAAGTTAAATATAATGTAGAAAGATTATTCTACGACAATTATAGAGTAACGACAGAACTAAGTGAAGTTTACGCCCAAGGAGAACACGGACTAAAACTTTACCAACATATAAATGATGAAGGTGATGTTGTTTACACTAATGATGAGGGTGAATATGTTTACTCACACGAAACTGGCATAAACATATACCAAAACAATAATGGCAGATTAGAAGGTGGAAGACAAAACGACCCAATCTACAATGATGAAAATGTCCAACATCAAATCTATACCTTTGGTGATAGTTGGACTTATGGTTGGGATGTTAAACAAGAACAAACCTTTACTCATTTACTCGGAGATGAAAACACAGCAGTTCATAATTACGGAGCAGGTGGGACAGGTTTAGATTTTGCAGTCAAGACTTTATCAGAAGTTTACATACCAGAATCAACAAGACAAATATTTATTATCACGGTTCCACATTATTTTAGAAGATTATGGTTTGATGATGACGGAAACATTATTCCATCGTGGCAAGTGAAAGAAAAAACTGATATCAATGAGTATAATCATTACATTAATTTCTTACACAATTATGAAATCTTAAATCGTTTAATCGGTAGAGAAAAAATAATATGGGGAACTTGGGATGGAGATTTGCCACAAGAAAAGTTTGATGTCATTTGGGATAAGGTTGAAGATAAAACAGATGATGATTTACATCCAGGTCCAAAGGCACATAAATATTATGCGGAAAGATTAAAGAAAATAATCAATAAAAGATTTAAAAAATTTGAATCATACAAATCTGAAACTGGTTATAAGGAATTTGAAAAATAATGGCTATCGTTAGTTGTCATAGAGATGATGCGACTTTAAATCAATCACCGAACATTAGTGAATTTAAAGATGAGTGGGAAGATTTACAACGAGAGATAGACCATTACAATACCATTATAGAGTGGGACGAAATGTGGGACATTGAAACTGCTAAAAAGTGGTTCAAAAAAGGACACAGACTTTTTCTTTTTAAACAAGAGAATAAAATTCAAGGTTGGATGTGGGTAACCACAAGAAAAGAGTTTGGTTGTCTTTATATCAATCCAACATACAGAAATGTAAAAAATGCCAGAGATTTAGTATCAACGGCAGGTTATATTGTATCAGAGGATTGGGCTAAATGGTGGGGTTACATAGATGATTGGAATCTTGGGACTTGGTTGGTTGTTAGAGGTATTGGTTGGAAAAAAGTTATTGATTTTCACGATAATTAATACTTATATATAGAAAAACATTATGTCAGTACAAACAAAAATAACAAATTTATTAAATTATATCACAGGAAGTGCAGGTGGTTGGCCAACAAATACTAATATTGGTATTATGTCTGGTGTTGATTACATCAAGGAAAGTGGTTCAAACGATATATATTTTAACGAAATGAATACCAGTCCAGGTATTTATGGTTCATACAATGAACAATCCGCATCATTTGACTTGGTTGCAAACTATGCAAACGAAAAAGGTTGTTCAACTGCATATGTTTACGGACACAATGACGCTGGTGGTAGAACACCACACTCTTCTCAAGAACCAGTAATAAGTGCAAGTTTTGCACGACACAATATTCCAGTAAATTTTGAATACGATGATGACACTTCAATAACATACTTTTCACAAAGAGGACAAAATGCACATATAGAGAGTTTCCATTTATTTGTGGGCTCACCTTGGTATAGTGATGATAATTTATTAGAAATTGTTAGTGGTTCATTTAACAAAAATACATTTAGAACTATTTTGGGTTCATCACCAGAAAGTAATAGTGTGATTCCAATATTTAACACAAGTTCATTTTCAGACACAAACGCATATCATCCAGATTTTGTAGTTAAAAATCCAGCACAAGATGGAACCTTATTTGATGGCACAATTTTATTCCACAAGTATGTAGAAGAGAATAGTACATACCAATCTGGTGTGGATAGTGGTTCATTAATTGAAACCTATATTGTTCCGAGTGGTTCAACAATAGGAACACAAGGATACTTAAAGGTAGATAAAAGTGATTATTTAATGACACCAGACAAACAAATTCTATTGAGAGACAATGTAGACTATGATGTATTGACACGCTCTAAACTTATTTTAAATGGTGATAGGTATCACGTGAATAACTCTTTACTACTCTCAACTTCAAGTGGAAGTTTAATCAGAATGTATGATGATTCAACCAAACAAGTTCAAGATGTGGAAACTGGCGATATAGTTAAATCATATTTACCCGTAGGTATGCCAGATGAGTTTTTTTACAATGATTGGTTAAGCTATAGTTCAACTGATTTAAGTGGTTCAGTAGCATCAGGTTCGATAGTTATTAGAACATTTAGTGATGAATCTTATGGATACACTTTAGTTAATGGTTCTATAAAAATGGCAAGAAATAAAGTTGGTGGAAAATATTTCTTGAAACAAGGAAGCACTTGGACTTGGAAAATGCCAGATGATATGTCAACAGGTGATTATCTTTTAGATAAAGACGGAAACGAAGTAGAAATAACTTCAATATCAGAAGTTGCACAAGAAGAAACTTTTTATTCATTAGATGTTGAGGATATTGATACATACTTTACATCAGATATATTGGTCCATAATATTCCACCAAAATAATAAATAGGAGATAGGTTATAATGAGATACAACAATGACTTAAAATTTTCAATACAAATCCCAAATTTTTTATCATCAGAAAAGTGCGATGAATTAAAAAAAGATATAATGGAATCAGAACAAGATGTAATTGGTTGCGTTGGAGATGAAAACGGAACAGCAATATTGCCAGAAATTAGAAAAACTAATGAGTGGTATTTAAGAGACCAACCAAATAATGAGTTCAGACCAGATAAGGTTAATAAAGATTGGTCGTGGCTACAAAATAAAATGTTTCAAATGGTAAACATAGTCAATGATAGTGTTTTTCATTTTGATGTTGATGGTTGCGATGATGAATTAAAACTAATAGAATACCAAGATGGTGGTTTTTATGGTTGGCACACAGACTTTAATGCAGGTAGTTGTTCCAACAGAAAGATTGTAGGAATTATTCAATTGACAGACCCGAGTGAATATGAGGGTGGAGATGTTCAATTTGGTATCCAAGACAAAGATACAAAAGAGTGGTACTCAATGGAAAAGAATAAGGGTGCATTAACATTATTTCCGGCATTTCTATGTCATAATGTAACGCCAGTAACAAAAGGTAAACGATATGTAATTCAAGAATTATTTGTCGGAGACCATTTCAGATAGGATTAAAATGTATAAAGAAGTAGATATGAATAACTTTAAAACCAATCCTAATTTTAGGTGGTTTTTAGAGAGAAAAAACTTTTTTAGTAAAGATGAATGCCAAGAGATTATGGATTTGGTTGACAAGGAAGCAGAGATTAGAAGTGGATATCATCGTGGAACAGAAAACAGAGATACTCTCGGAAATGATGACAAGAATTCTTGTATTTTAAATATAAAGACAAATAGTAATCCAGAAATATTGAATAAATTTTGGAATGCAATACAATTAGCAGACCTAACCACTTACCATTATAATTGTAAGGGTATTTACAACAATAGAGTTCAATGTCATAGGTATGATGTAGGACAATATTATAATCCACACGCAGATTTTCATTGGTTAGATGAGTATAGTACAAATAAACTAACATTGATTGTATTTTTAAATGATGACTATGAGGGTGGAGAGTTTCACTTTTTTGATGGAAAAATTATTAAACCCGAAGTGGGTAAATTAGTTATACACCCAACATTTGCAGGACACGGGGTTAAACGAGTAACAAAAGGAAATAGATATTCTTGTGTCGCTTGGGGTGTTGGAGATACCTTTGTCTAAAATACTTGTAGTGTCTACTGAAAGGTGTGGTTCTACAAACTTTATGAAAACTTTAGAACTAACTCAAAATGGAAAGTTTTGGGAACATCCACTTTTTAATAATTTTAAGTCACCAATAGATAAATTGGGAGTCAAAGGATTTCTTGATAAGAGTTATAAGTTAAGTGGTTTCATTGGAACAAAAATAATTTATAAAGATAATGATATGTTTATAAAAGAAGTAATAGATTATCACGATAAGGTTTTTTTATTAATAAGAAATAACTTATTTGAACAGGTACTATCATTACACATAGCAAATGAAACTAATGTTTATCACAAACATACAGACCAAGCAGTTCGTAAATTAAATTTGTATGATTTACAAAAAAGAGTTATAGCAAATAGAAAAATAAATGATAGACTTTTAAATATGGTTGATAAGAATAGTATATTGATTTATGAAAATATAAAGCATATCTTAGTTGGAGAGAAAGTTAATACCCAATATACTCAAATAGAAAATATAAACGAGTTAAATAAACACTATAAATTAAACAAGGAGTTTTATATATATGATTACTAATGATACATTTGAATTTGTAGTACACAAAGAAAATTTCTTATCGGAGAGCCAATGTGTAAAACTAATGAGGTATCTTGAGAGAAATGAACCAACGATATCAGAACTCGCTGGCAATTATGATAATAATATTATGAATAAAGAGGTTCGTGATAATCAAGAAGTCAAAATCAATGACGAAAAACTAAACAATAAGTTAAAAATGTTATTTGAATTGGCAAATCACTCTATATTTAAATACAACATAAAAGAATTAGAATCAGTAAAGATATTAAAGTATGGTGTTGGTGGTAAATACAAATGGCATACCGATTGTGGAGCAAAGGAAACTTCTACAAGAAAACTAACCGCCATTGTTCAGTTGTCGGATGAAACAAACTATGAGGGTGGAGATTTAGAGTTCGGTATCACAGACGAAACGGGTAAAAATAATTATACAGCAAAACGAACACGAGGTAGCATAACTATCTTTCCAGCATTTCTATCACACAGAGTTACACCAATCACAAAAGGAACAAGACACTCACTAATAACTTGGATGAATGGGGATTGCTTTGTATGAAAATAGCATTATGCTTATGTCCACAATGGTCATTGACAACACCATCATTCGCTCTTGGTAGTTTATCTCAGGTCTTAGAAAGTCAAGGTCACTCAGTAGAACAAATAGATTTAAATTTATTGACAGCAATTTATGTTGGCGATGAACGACATAAATATTGGAGACTTTCCAATAAAGAAAGTCCAATATACGACGGAAAAGTATTTCAAGCAAACTTCGTGGATATCACAAAGCGATTTGATAAATTTTGGAATGTTTGGATTGATAAAATGTCAAAGTTTGATATTGTTTGTTTCACAACTTATAGTTCCAATATCACAACAACCGATTATATCGCAAGAAAATTAAAACAGAAAAACCCAAAAATTCAAATTTGGTATGGTGGACCATATTGTTGGTATGCAAAATCTGGTGGTCTGGTCAGTACAAAGGATGATATAGAAATGTATAGAGAATTTGTAGATGTGGGTTGTGGATTAAACGAGGGTGAAGTTATAATAAAAGATTTAATAAATCAATATAGTTTAAATAAAAACTACAATGGTGTTACGGGTATTTGGACTTGGGATAAAATGAAGCCAAGTTTCGCATCAGTCCTACCAAAAGGAAGGAGTGGAAGAAATCCAGTATATGGTGGAAGACCAATGCAATTGGTAAATATGAACAATTTAGAAGTTCCAACTTGGGATAAGAAAACTTTAAAACTATATGAACAGATAAATAGTGAAGAATATTTTATGCTACCAATTCAAACTGCAAGAGGTTGCACTTTTAAATGTACATTTTGTAGTGAAACAAGATTGTATCGATACAAATCAGCTAAGAAAGTTAGAGATGATATTGTAAAACTTTATAATGAATATGGATATACAGACTTTTGGTTTGTTGATTCATTAGTTAATGGTTCAATGAAACAATTTGAGGAACTGATTGACTTATTAAATGAACTTCCATTTAAAATTAATTGGGGTGGTTACGGTAGAACTTCTACAAAAATGAATGACGATTTGATGAAACGAGCAAAGAGTAGTGGTATGAATTGGTTAGAGGTCGGAGTAGAAAATGGTATACCAAAAATATTAGGATTAATGGAAAAGGGACAAACGCCGGATATAATTAAAGATGTATTAAAACACTCACATAATAATGGAGTAAAATTGGCTGCAAATTGGATACCAGCATACGCAAGAGAAAATTCTATGGACTTTTTACAAAACCTAATCTTTTTATACGATACAAGAAACTATTTTGATAATAAATCTGAAAGTGAAGATGAGCATAAAAGGTTTGTCAGTAGGGTGAAAATGATGGTTCCAGTAGAAGTTCACGAGGGAACACCTATGAGTGTTTACAAATCACACTATTCTATTTCAGATGATAGGTTCGTAGGGGACTGGGTAAGTAATGATTATAGGAATAATGTGTTGAATCGTAATATTAGAGGACACTTGACACACTTGATGTTAGATATATTAGATGTTCAAAATACTACAATGCAAGATATTGATAATAATATAAAACTAAATAAAATGGTATTTGATGATAACGAAAAGGATATCACTAATATTGATTACAACACTTCTTATTTAAAGTTTGCAAACAAACAAAAAGAAATGGATTCAGTTGAAGATAAAGAACAAAGTATAAAGCAATCAATCATAGATGATATAAAGGTTTGGATTTGGGCACTATATAAGATTAAAGGAAACTTCATAATAGATTTTGAATTTACGGAAAACTTTATTCCACAACTTTTAGAAAATACACAATTTAAATATAAAGTTCATTGTAAGTCATATGATAATAATTATAGATTGGAAATTCATCAGTCTTTAAAGTCAGATGATTTAAATTATAAAGATACATTTTCTCAATCTGGCAATTTCAATGAAAAGGGTTACAAGTTAAAATCAAAAGATTTAAATTATATAGATTCACAGAGATATGATAAATATAAAGTATCATTTCCAAGAACAGAAATGACAAATCAATACTAAATAAATTACATTTTCAGATTTATACAAGATATTTATTTATATCTAAGGTTATTCACTATGAAAACAAAAACACTATTTGACCACATAAAACAAGTTACAAATGTTCAGAACCAATTGTATTGGGACGAACTATCTGAATCAGATAAGAAGACCTGGTCAAATTATATGGTGCATAGGTTTTTATCGATGAAAGCAGATTGGATAGAAGTTGTAAATGAAATACAACAATATTGGGAATTGAAACCAAAGACGGTTTATCAATTCTATACAAATTTACTACCACGAGGAAATACATATTTACGATACACTAAATCTAAGAAGAAATCCAAGATAGAAAAGTGGGCTATGGATATATTATGTGAACACTTTGAAGAAAGTTCACAAAATATTGAGAAAACGCTTGACATTATGGGTAAAGATGTCGTATATTCAATTATATCAAAGTATGGTGTAGATGAAAAACAACTAAAAAAAATATGGAGTAAGTAATGGCAATTAAAGACACACCAAAGGGACA